ACTTCGTAAAAAATTTTCAAAAACATACTAATTTTGCACCTTTTTTTACAGATTTAGACGTGGAAGGTGAAGTGGAATTTGGTAACACTATAAGGTGTACCATACCACAAGATCAAGGTGATCTTCTCAAAACCGTGAGTTTGAAATTTGAGTTATCTAGCATACAACAAAATTTAGTAGCTGGTCTAGAAGGTATAGGATACGTCGAGTCTATAGGACACGCTATTATTGAGTATGCCGAAATACTAATTGGTGGTAAAACAATTCAAAGAATACCGAGCGATTTTTTAGCGATTTATTTCGATAATTACGTATCGCATACAAAACAGGAAAACCTTGCTAAACTTATTGGAAAACCCCCGGGAGAATTGTCGGGTACAAAGGTTAAACATACAAGTATAGCAGGGTATTTAGGAGTCGCTACATCTAACCAGAAATTTTTCGTCGATATTCCTTTTTACTTTTACAATAATCCTGAACTTGCCATTCCTGTATTTGCAATAGATAAACAGGAAATTGAAATTGTTATTAAACTTAGAGAACTTAGTGATTGTGTATGGGGATACCACTCTGCAAATAGTGAAGTTTATTATTTGAGTGATTATTTTCAAACAAAAGGTCTCATTAAGGACATGAAAATAACGACCGAAATGGTATCGTTAGTACAAGACGAAAAGGATAAGATAAAATCTAAAAAAACAAGTTATGCAATTACACAAATTCAAGAAGTTAAGGATATAATACCCCAAGATGCAAATCTAAACAGTGTAGTAAATACAACACACAGACTTAATTTTAAAAACCCCGTAAAGGAACTTTTTTTTATAATTCAAAGACTTAGAAAGGTAGATCTTTATTCTTCGAACCCTAATCCTGTATTTGTTACTAATTTTGATTACGATTCCCTTTTTCAAGTATTTGGTACCACTGACGAATATACGAACTTTGAGAATTTACAAAAACTTTCTTTAACCTTAGACGATACCGATGTTATTAGTGGAGCGGCTGGTGAAGTTGTAAATTTACGCGCGGTTCAAAGTGGTATACACCATACAAGAACACAACTATGTAGAAGGTACTATTCGTATAGTTTCGCTTTAGAACCCGAACGATGGTACCCAACAGGTCAGGTCAATTTCAGTTTAATTAAAGACCAAATACTCAAACTTACAACAACACCGGATAATGAGGCTGAAAGAGAACTTAGAGTTTTGGCACAAAGTTACAATATACTCCAAGTGGAGAACGGTATTGCAAAATTACTCTACTAAAATGTCATTTCAACAAGAAAATGATGCAGCTTTACTTATACAGGAACAAATACAGGGTTCCGCATTAAATATTATACAACCAGTTTTAGAGCAGGCGATGGTACTCGCAGCAGGGTACGCAAAAGCGTGTGGTAGAGATATACTTCTTGGTAAAGATATGGAATACGCTATGAAGTACTGTGCTATGAACCAGGTCGGTAAAAATACAGGGTCTCTTTTCCCAGAAATATACGAAGAAGATACGGATAGTGAAGATGAACTCGAAATTATAAATGAAGATGAAGAAGATATTGAATTTACGAGGTATTCAGGTAGAGAATACAAATATGTTAAAATGAACATGGCGTATGATAGTTGGGAAGAATGGGTGCCGAAAAACCCGACAGAACAGATGTTAAAAAATGCTATAGATAGTAATGAACACCTCTAACCCAGAGGGATCTAACATCGAATCATCATTTTTCAAAATATCTTGTGATAGCTCAGATGAAAGTGAAAGTGAATCCGATACTGAAACTGAAACTGAATCCGAAACTGAATCGTCTTCTTCAGGGGAAAGTAAACCTAAAATGCTTAAGGGGTATTTAAAAAACACTAAAAAGTATAAAAAAATTTTATTCGAAGATACTTTGTTCCCAGAATAAAATCTACATTTATAGTATAAAAAATGTCTGCTCAAGAAACTGCTATGCTCGTCGCCCGTGAACTCGAAGGTCAATCCCTCAACGCTATCGTTGCTGGCTTCTCATTTGCCGCCGCCCTTTCGTGGGTCGATTTGGTGAGATGGGTCGTCAACCAAGTTGTCAAAGTTAACAAGAACGGAGGCATGAACTACACGCTCACTGCCTTGTTCACCACTCTCTTGTCCATCTTCGTCTACTTGGCGATCTCTAGAGTGTCTTCTAAGGTACAAAGACCACAACAACCAGTCTTCGCTATTACGAAGTAACTTTTTGGGGTTTTTTAATAACAAGTAATAAAAATATTGCCATAGAAACTAATAAAAATATAGATATAAATGCATCCCATTTATGACTATCCTCTTCTTCTTTTTCGAGGATATTCATAGGTGTTTTTAAAGTCTCGGATATAATTTCTTCATCGGTTTCTTCATTAGATAATCTAGGTATATTAACAAATTTATCAGTCGAACACGTAACTGCAAGTTTTAATATATGATTTGCATTTCTAAAATTATAAGGTATTAAACGATTATTACTACTATAATAAAATTGAACACGTAACTTCGATATCGTTTTATGTTTACCCGAATCAAAATTGTGTTCTACCGCATCGTCCACACCCGAATAATTTATAACATCACCGCACAGAAGTATTCGACCAGTGTAAAAAGGTAAATCTGAAAATATAGATTTATTAAAATCGTCAGAACCACTGCTCAATTTCACTATAATAGCATCTGCACCTTGTAAATTAACGCTACCAGTTTCCATTTTATAAGGAGAAGTGGATGTAGAAAATACGTTACTTGCAGTTAGACCCAATACATCGTGTGGTGTTGTTTTACCACTCACGGTTGATTTATACCCGTTTTTACCGTTATAAAAATCAAAACTGAACTGATTTGGACCTTCAAATGTTATAGCATTCGTATCTTTATCGTACGTAGATCCAGATAACATGCTATTTGAATTCACAACGACATTCGAAGCTAAATCTTTACCGTCATAGTTTCCATTTGGTATCGTTATATCATAATTAGTAGATGAACTATTAATAGTGAATGTATTGTTTCTATCGTTTATGAGATATTGACTATTATGAATACGTGCTGATATTAATGATATTTTACTGACATTGTAAATAGGTGTTTTTAAATTAACAATATAATCACTTGGATTAGGATAAGATACAGGGTCACGTTCTCCACTATCTATATCTAAGGTATGTACCTTCATTAAAATAACGGAGTATTATTTTAATGAGTGTTTTAACTTGATGTTTTCATTTTTATTTAACAGAGGCTATGCGAGAGTGGGTTATTTTGGAGTTGTCTTTTAGCAACACCCAAACTATCCTGGGTACTGTTAGGGTTAACATTACCTTTATAAGCATTGAATTGATGATAATCATTGTTTTTGTAATGTTGTGTCCATCCACCGTCTGCTGAGTTTACACGACCATCTATACGTGTCGTATCAGAACGAACGCTCGTCACCATACCACCTTGGTTAAGTGGATCGGCACGAACATTCATACGACCTGGACCAGCTGCGCGACCCGCTTTACCTCTTCTATCGTCTGGTCTAAATCCGTATTTACCAAGTTCACTCGATGTGTATGCATCCCCATATACACGCTTTTCACCGATTTTAGAAGCTGGCGAATTCAAGTAACCGTGGCTGAATTTATGAATACCTGGTGCTGGGTTATTTTGGTATTGGTAAGCTTCCATGTTACCATCCTTTTTGTTTCTAGTTGGTTCAGCAGCTCTAGTAAGTGCCGAAACTGTTCTTTTTGCTGATGCTGTAGAAAGTGTATCTGTTCTAGAACCAGTTTCTGATCTGTTTGTTGTTCTTTTTGTTCTTTCATGTTCATTTCGCACTGTTCTACCGGAAAATCCCTGTGCTCTACCACCCGTATTTGGAAGACGATCTGGGAGATACGCAGTTTTCTCAGGTCTGTTATGACCTAATTCTCCAGCAATACCTCTTCGACCACCTTTACCGTCAAAGGCGGGACCACTTCTCCCTGGTAAAGTTGTTAATCTATATGCACCGACATTTTCTGGGTTAATACGCAAAAGTTGGTGATGTCCACCTATAGCGGGTACATTTGGACCAACGCCAAGAGCTGGACCTACATTTGTTCTTTCAATTGGTGAAAGGTTATTCATAATTCCTCCATCATACATTCTATTTCTCATTTCTAAGACTTCACCACCCGATGATCTACCTTGTTGAGATATATCACCAAACGATGAAACTTCAGTTTTAGACATATATTCTGATTCAACAAGGGGTGAAGTTTGTCCCAAAAAATCATCGTCTATAGTTAAATTTCTATTAGATTCTGGTCTAACGTCGACTTGGTCTGCTATTTGAGCAGCTTGAAGAGTATATTGTTCGTCTGAACTTTTACTGAGTTTACGACCTGCATAAACTAATCCTGCAATAGCAAAAATCGATAATGGGTCAGCCATTCTTATTTCTTATTAACATTTTTATTCATGTACCTTTTACCGAACATACCATTTTGTACATCGGCACGTGTACTCGCGGGTTCGTAACTTTGAGTTCGGAGTGGAACTTTACACTCGACATGTTGAAGTGGATGAAAATTTTTTTCGTAAGTCTTTGCTAAAACCTTATTGAATCTCGTCGTTGATTGTGGACGAAGTATGTCACTTGTCTCTATATATTGGGCTGGGGATCCCTTACCTGCCATGTATGGGGCAGTTCCGTATAACATGGTATTTGGTCTCGATGAACCATAGTTTAGTGTACTGGGCTGGGGGTATAAAAAAACCTCTTCAGTCGCACATGTATTTGGGATAGCTTTGTCTTCGACTATTTTCAATCCTGGTTGGAGTTGGTACGCCATTTACTATTACAAAAGATTTTGTTTAAGCAAATCGAGTATCTACTAATAAGTAAAAAAACAATTTTTAAGGGGAAAAGCTAGCTGGTGCTCTACTTCCATGGACACGGGAATCTCCATCTGGATCTAAACCTCTGAATGCTTCGAGTTGTACACCTCTTGCATCTGGATTACACATGCGTGGGTTTTGTCTACACGTTTGTTCTCTCTTACCGTGTATGAACTCATAGTGAGAGTCTGCTGTTAACGCAACGTCTGGAACAGATACAAATTGTCTAGACATGGCATTTCTGTGATGTTCTGGTGCTGAAGATCTCGATCGAGCTGGTCCATATTTAACACCGTCGGTTACTAAGTTATTAACACTTGTTTGTACTGTTGGATAATAACAAGATGATGGTCTATCTGGTCTGTCTCCAAAATCCGACATGAGAACATTTCCCATGGGATTATCTTTTGTTGGCATTTGACACTGTCCATATTTGTATTCTGGTTGGTTTGTTCTGTTAAGGGATTCCTTAACCATATTAGATTTTTCCATTATGTAAAGTACACCTAGTGCAGTGGCGCCTATAACAAATATACGCACATCTCTTTTTATTAAATATATTATACAAGTTGCATAAATTATAAAACGTGCTGCCGAATTTACACGTTCTTCTGATGATTGTGTACTGGATGGCCAAAAATTTAAAACTTTATCTGTACGAATGAGTTGTTTGGGATCGTCGAACCACGATGTCATTTATATAATAGGAGTTTATTTTTTACCGTTACCTAACATTCCACCGAGCATACCTTGCATTGTTTTCATAAGTTGAGCTTCGTCCATACTATTGGCATCGTCGCCCATATTATCAGCACATTGCTTAGCAACTTTTTCAATCATGTTAAGTGTGTCGGCTGGTATAGTTTTAATAGTTGTACCGAGCATATAGAGGGTTTGTACGTACTGCCAGATAGCATCTTTTGTATTTTCGGAACACCCTCCCCAATGTTGTTTCAAGTTAACACCTTTCATAAAATCGAGATTTTTAGATTCGTTGATAAAAAATGTTTCATCTTTCGACGAAATTTTATCCGCGTATGGCATTACATTAGACATGAAACCATCGACGACTAATCTTGGATTGGTATCTTTCATAAGATCAAATGCAGATCTACATTTTTTTAATCCTTTCTCTTCTGGGAAAGTCTGTTGTAATTCATCGATGAACTGACCCATCATTTCATTGAAAGCTGTTACCGACGTCATTTTTGTAATAAGTATACTAATACTATCTTTAAGTTATATTTAAAATGGTTCAGATGATATAGTCTCTTTCTTACCCAAACCGTTAGATACTATCAAAAAAACTAATATTGCGACAAGTGCAGCTGGTTTTGTGTATGCACTCATGGCGAGCTTACCTTCGTTATTTAATTTTGCTTTAAAATGTATATATCCTGCTGTGATAAAGCCAGCAATTATTCCGGCCCATGCTGGGTCTCTTAAATAGTCTTCGAACTCCATTTAATATAATTGAGGTTTTTTTCTATGAGCATCGGGTGCGTCTGGAAATAAAACACCTTCGTCGCGATTTTGTACCTGTTGTCTGTCGTTAGTGTTTATAGTTTTGAATTCGTTATTGTAAAAAGAAGATGGTGGTTGATTTGTGTTTGTTTCCATGTGTTCTTCGTCATCGGACATTTGCATGGGTTGTTCTTGTTGTTCACCCATATTCATATCCGTTTCCATACCCATACCCATTTCTTCTGATTGTTCACTTTCCATTGGCATTCCGTTTTGAGTTTCACTTTCAAATGGTTCACTCGCAACTTCTTCTTGATCACCTTCCAAAAGTTCTGGATCTTCAGAATCACCCACTTCGGCATCACCCAAATCCAAATCTTGCCCTTCTTGTGTTTGAGACATATAAGTCTGTAAAATTTGTTGAACAGGGATGAGTTCTTTTACAGCATTTTCTATACATACCGAAAATCGTTCAAAAAGTTTATCGTTTCTCGAATGTTCGTTTTGTTCTTCGTGATATATATACGGATCATTGTATAAGGATTCTGCGGCTTTGTTATGACACATCTGAATAAACACTTCATTTGTAGGAAGTTTAAGTGATATTTTTTTATTATCTTTGCTTAATCGAACAGCTGATAATATTTTTACACAACTTACAAAAA